ATCTGAAAAAGAGGCCCGCTCAGGCGGTCTGAGGCGAAGAGTTGGGGCCTGGGCGGTGGCTCAGCACCCCCCAATCGCTCCTAGCGGCTCTAATGGGCATATCGTGGGCTGTGGATATCGTGTGGAGAACGGGTGATGGCCTTCCCATCGACTCAATACCGCGGCCTGGACGTGCTCGACCTGGAGCCGAACGCGGCGCACGCGAATGACACCGCGTTCCGGCGCTCGCTGCAGCGGCTCGACCCCGGCCCCGGCGCGCTCATCGTGATCGACCGCTCCGGCGTGGCGACCCTCGAAGCAAAGTCAGTGCCCTTCATGCTCAGGAACCGCGGGGAGATCGACGACTTTAGGACGTTCCTGCGGAATCGAAAAGGCAGGCTGAATCCATTCTGGTTTCCGACCTGGCAGGCCGACCTGGTGCTCGCTGCCCAGGCGGATATGGGAGCGGTCGCGATCTCCATCGCCAACACGGGTTACACCCGGTTCCAGTTTCCGAGCGTGGCGCGCCGCGACCTCGCCATTATTCTCGATGGCTCTCACATTCTCTATCACCGCGTGGTCACAGCCACGGAGGTTTCGGGGGGAACAGAAACGCTGGGCCTTGAGCATGCGCTGGAGAGCCTGATCAATCCCGGCGCTGTTCTGATTTCGTTGCTGCCGTGCTCGCGCCTGGCAGTCGACGAGACGCCCGAGTTCAAGTGGCAGACCACGAACGTGGTGGAGGCGACGCTGCAAATTCAATCGCTCCCCGGAGACACCCCGGCATGAACTACCCGCTGAATGAAGACCCCCTGAACGGCTGGAGGGAGTACCAACCACCTTCAAGAGAGACACTTCGCCTCGAAAACGCAGCCTTGCGAAAGCGTATGGCGATGGCGCTTGAAGCGATCGCGGAGATTTTGGGAGTTCCCCCGGAGTCTCCGGCATGAGCTACGACGCGATCGAGACGAGCCCCTACGGAAGCCAGCCCTTCGAGTTGTACGCGTTCATCACCGTCGATCAGCAGTGGTATTACACGAGCGGCGATCAGCCGATCACCTACCTGGGCCACACTTACTTGCCCGAGGTCATCAAGCGCACCCCGACGAACCAGACCTCAGAAGCGAAGGCCGGCACGGTGCGCGTCACGTTGCCGAAAGAGAATCCGGTGCCACAGCAGTTCGTCGCTTTCTCTCCGACGACGCCGATGTTTCTCGTGATCTACCGCGGGCACGGCGGCGACTCCGACGTGGTGGTGAATTTCACCGGGCGCGTCACCATCAACCGGTTCGGCGACTTCGGGGAGTTGAACTGTATCCCCGACAGCGACTTTCTCAAGAACAACGTTCCGGCTGTGAAGTTCCAGTCTCCCTGCAATCACTTTCTCTACGATCTGGGCTGCACCGTCGACAAAACGCTTTTCCGCGTGGGCGGCACCATCGCCACGATCAGCGTGGCAGGCGACGTGGTGACCGTTGCTGCAGCAGCATCGAAACCCGACAACTGGTTCACGGCCGGCTATATCGAGATCGGGCAGCAGCGCCGGATGATCCTGCTGCACAACGGGACGACACTGACGCTGCTCGCGCCGCTGTTCAACGTGGCGGTGGGCATGGCGGTAAATCTCTACGCGGGTTGCATGCGGGACTATCACACCTGTGTGCAGAAGTTCGCGAACGGCAAAAACTTCATTGGCTTCCAGTGGGTGCCGGTCAAGAATCCGTTCAAAGATCCGTTCAATTGAGGCGCGTATGGTTTTCTGGCTGATCATCGAGCTTGTTCTTCTGGTCGCATCGAGCGTGGTCACGGCGCTGCTCGCGAAATCTCCGGCTGGGAGAGCGAGCGCGCTCGGAGACTTCCAAGCGCCCACCGCGGAAGAGGGCCGCGTGATCCCCGTTATTTTCGGAACGGTGCTGGCGAAGGGACCGAACGTCGTATGGTACGGCGACCTCAAGGCGCTGAAAGTCAAACAGGGCGGCATTCTCGGACTCGCTAAAAAAACCGTTGGCTACAAATACCTGATGGGCATGCAGCTGGTGATCTGCCACGGCCCGGTCGACGGGCTGGTCACTTTGGGCCACGTCGAAAACCAGGCGGGCGTCCACGTGGGCGACGGCCAGGTGGTGGGAGTCTCCGTCGCTTCGAACGCACGCACGCAGACTTTCACCCTGACGGCGAACAATCCGCCCACGAGCTTCAGCGTGGTGGGTTCCATCTCAGGCTTCCTGGGCAACGCAACGGTGGGTGTGCGCTACGGGAACGGGCAAGTCGGGTTCACGATCGTGCAGGGGCCGACGACTCCCTTCCAGATCGGAGACCAATTCATTTTCGATACGGTGGTGCCCTCGGGCATCTTCGCGACCAGCAAAGCGGTGAATTATACGACCAGCGTGGTCATGGCCGGGGGGCACGAGGACTACATCGACATCGATATCCCAAACGACACGAACAACAAGAATCTGTTCGGCGGGGACCTCAGCGGCGGCGGCATCGCGGGCGGTGTTTCGTTCTACCGAGGGCTGCAGACCTCGCTGCCGAGCGCGTACCTCAGCGCGCACTTGCCCGGCGCAAATCCGGCCCCGGCTTATCTCGGGATCTGCCACTTCGTGTTGCGCCAGGTCTATCTCGGTACCCAGACCAGTTTGAACGACATGAGTTTTGTGATCCAGCGCTGTCCCGATCCGCTGGGCACGCACGATCACAACATCAATGGCGACGCGAACCCGGCGTGGATGATCTGGGTCTGGATGACTGACCCGGTGTTCGGCCTGGGCATCCCCACCGCGCGGTTTGATTCCGCGAGCTTCGTCGCCGCCGCGGCCACGCTCTACACCGAGCAGATGGGCATGAGCACGATCACCGACACCGAGACGAGCGCCGACGCGACGATCGCCGAGATCCTGCGCCACATCGACGCTGTTCTGTTTACCGATCCGGCGACCGGCCTGTGGACGCTGAATCTGGTGCGCGCCGACTACGATCCGACGACCCTGCCCGAGCTGACGCCGGACGAGATCCTGGAGCCCCCTGAAATGTCGCGCGTCTCCTGGGAAGAAACGTTGAACGAAGTGAAGGTGAAGTACATCGACCGCAACCTGTTTTTCACCGAGCGCGTGGTGCAGGCGCACGAGTCGGCGAATCACGCGGTGCGCGGAATGATCGGCAGCGCCACGTTCGACTTCCACGGATTCAGCAACAGTTCGATGGCGCAGTTCGCCGCGACCCGCGAATTGAAAACTCACTCCTACCCGCTCATGCAGCTGAAGGTGATCGCCAATCGCGTTGCCTGGAAGTTTCGCATGGGAGGGGTGTTCCGTTTAACGTGGCCCGCGCTCGGCATCTATCGGATGGTTGTCCGCATCGCCGCGATCAACTACGGCGCGCTCGAAAACGCGCGCATCGAGATCAATTGTGTGGAGGACATCTTCGCCATTTCGAGCACCGGCTACGTGCCTCCGCCGTTCCCCGGCTGGAACCCGCCGCCGACCGGGCCTCCGCCTCCGCCCGTCGCCGAGGAGTTGATGGAAGCTCCTTACGTGATGACCGCGCCCGCCGTCGACCGGATAGTCCTGGCGATGGCTGCGCGCGGGGATCTGTTGACGCAAGCGTTCAGCATTCTTTCTTCCGGCGTCGACGTCGCGGACAACCAGACCTTCACTCCCTATGGCGTGCTGCAGGCCGCGTACCCGGCGCGCACGCCGATGGATGATCCCACGGGCTTCGTGTGCGCCGCCGCGCCCCAGGTTGACCTCGACGAACTGCTTCCCATCGATCCATCGCTTCGGCTGCTGGGCCAGAACCTTTGCGTGATCGACAACGAGATCCTCGCGTTCACGACGCCGACGTTTAACGGCGACGGCACCGTGAGCTTCGGCGGCGTGCTCCGCGGCCTGTATGACACCGTGCCCGCCGATCACGCGACCAATGCGCCGGTGTGGTTTTTCTCTGAGGGCGCGGGACAGGTGAACGACGTGCCTTTCCTGGCCGACGTCTCGCTCAGCGTGAAGTGCCTGCCGTCGAACAACTACGGCGAGACCGACGCGACGCTGGTGACCGCGGTCGCGCTCACGACCAACAGCCGAGCGCAGAATCCGTACCCGCCAGGCAACGTTCTGATTAACGGAATTTCGTACCCGCTATCGATTGTGCGGGACGCGGTGATCACCTGGGCCGACAGGAACCGCGTTGCTCAGGGGCAGGCGGGCCTAGTACAAAGTGCGGCGAGCGTAGCGGGCGGCGTCGAGGGCAACTACACGATTGCCATCCTGATCAACGGTGTTCTGATTTCGACGCTCACCGGGCAGACGGGAAACACTTTCACCTACACGCTGGCCCAGCGTCTGATCGACAACCCGATCGGCGGGCTGCCCACGTCATTCAAGATCACGCCGGTCAACGGCGCGCTGGTCGGGAACCCGCGCACGGTCACGTTCCTGATGACCGGGTTCGGCGTCATGTTCGGCATGCAGTTTGGAGGAAAGCAAATATGAGTGTGACTTTTGGTCCACGCCGCGGCTTCATGATCAACGCCCTCACCGGCGATTTGCACGACCTCGCGTTCCGCGCCCTGCTCCGTGGGATCGACGCGCTCTTGATGGGTGCGATTATCAATCGCACGACTTCGGCTCCTCCTGGT